TGCGCGAGTCTGATCTCGAATGGTTCGACATGGTGTGGTCAACACGTCTTAATAATCCAAAAACCGATGCGATGGTGACGGTCATGCAACGTCTGCACGAGCGTGACATCAGCGGTCATATCTTAAATGACATCAAAGGGTGGGAGCATATCTGTATTCCTGCTGAGTACGATGGCAAGCGACGCAAGACCATCCTTGGTGAATATGATCCACGCACAAAGAAAGGGGACTTGATTTGTCCTGATCGGTTTGGCGTAAAAGAAATCACCATGCTTAAGCAATTGCTCGGCACTTATGGTACAGCAGGACAACTTCAACAGGATCCTGCGCCAGTGTCTGGTGGTATCCTCAAGACCAAACACTTTGGCTTATGGTCAGCCGATGATGGTCTGCCTCCTTTCGAGTACATCCTACAATCATACGACTGCGCTTTCACAGAGAAGACAACAGGCGATCCTACTGCTTGCACTGTGTGGGCAATTTTTACGCACGAAGGGTTGCACAACGCGATGCTCATTGATGCATGGGATGAACATCTCAGCTACCCAGATTTGCGTGCTAAAGCCATCAAAGATTGGGGTACAGAGTACGGTGGGATGTCAAAGGAGTCACCGCATTCACGCGCACGTCGTCCTGATCGTATCTTGGTCGAAGCGAAGGCAAGTGGTCAGTCACTCTTGCAGGATCTGCGATTGGCGAAAGTTCCTGCTGTGGGTTATAATCCTGACAGAGCAGACAAGATTTCACGCGCACACCAAGCTGCACCTACACTTGAGCTAGGATTGTTGTGGATACCAGAGTCGAAGAAGAATCGTGGTCAACCCGTTAGTTGGGCGGCTGCATTTTTAAAACAACTCGCTAAGTTTCCCGTTGCCGAGCATGACGACTATGTTGATACCTTCACGCAAGCCATCATCTATTTCAAGAACGATAGATGGTTTGAGCTACCTGAAGCCAAAGACTATGACGATGTGCCAAGCAAAGCGAAACCGAGAATCAATCCTTACGCGGTGTAGACATGGCAGACTTAAAAGATTTAGCAAGCAGATATGGTGTAATGAAAGCACAAGACCAAAACGAGAACCTTGGCAAACTTGCCGAGATGCTCGGCAGTGCGCGTGACATTGGCAATGAATACAAAGTACCAAGTTGGGTGCCACTAGCCGGTGGCGTAGGTGCTGGTGATTTACTCATGGGCAAAACACCAGAGGAGATTGAAAACTGGTCTTATGGCAATGCACCAATGCAGATACCAGAGATGAGCAACGTACCACAGTTTAAACGTGGTCGTGCGCAGTCACTTGCTGATGCACTGACAACATTGGCACCAGGTGTTAAGGCAACGGAAGGTTTGCCAGCAGGATTATCATTCATTGGACCTAAATCAAGAAACTGGGACAAAGTAGCTGCTGAATTAGCCGCTAAGAAATTAGATGAAGGCGCAGATCCAGCAGAAGTGTGGCGCGAGCATTTGATTGGTCGTATGCCGGATAAAACTTTGTTTAGTGAGATTAGTGATAAGGATGCGCAAGCCATACCAAAAGATAAATGGTCATGGGCAAATTCTGAAGATTTGCGACGAGGTGAAAGAATAATGGATCCAGTATCAGCATTTTTATCTCATCCAGAATTACATAATGCGTATCATGGCATGATTGATTTTGGTGATAACAATCGTCGCCTTATGATGAATGTATCGCCAGAAAGAAAAGGTGGTTTTTTTGGAGATGATATTATTGGCGTTGGTATGGTTGATGATGCTATTGATAAATCAACAGCTATGCACGAATTGCAACACGCCATTCAAGATAAAGAAGGATGGGGTCAAGGTGGTGATTTAGGATCTGCTGCATCTTTTTACATTGAAAACCATTTATCGCCAAAATTAAAAGCGTTAAATACTTCACTTACTGAAAATGGAAAATTGCGTGACACAATTACCAATGAAGACGAGTATGCGGCAAATGTTTTGCGCCATAAACAAATTGTTGCAGAGCGTGACAAACTTAATGATGAAATCAGCAATATTGAAAATAATCAAGCACCAAAACTTAGGTTATATAATCGTCTAACAGGCGAAGCACAAGCAAGAGCAACACAAGATCGTCTTGATATGGACATGGCGCAACGTCGTGAAAACTATCCACTTGCTGGTGGCAAACTGTCTGATATTCCATTAGAGGACTTGATTTATAAGTATGAGGGTAATGGGCCGTCATTAGCAATCAAAGGCTATCACGGATCACCGCACAAGTTTAAAGAGTTTGACACAGCACACATGGGAACGGGTGAAGGTGGGCAGGCTTATGGTTGGGGTAACTACATTACCGAAGATCCTTATGTCGCCACTACTTATTCACCACAAGATGACTGGATGGATGAGCAATTGATGAATTTGTACAGTCAAGCAGAGCGTCGCCAAGATTATCCGTCAATGGAAGTGTATGAACGCTACATGATGCACGAGCGTCCAAATGAAGTTGCAGACTATCTTAAAGAATCGTATGCGGATTATCCAGAAGACTTGCCAAAACGATTGCCAGCGCAAAAGATTGGCGAAAACTTATACAAAAAGCAAAAAGGCTCACACTTGTATGAAGTGTCAATGGAGTTTCCAAAAGAGCGCGAAGCAGTTGATCCTATGTCAATCGAGCATTTTCTTGATTACGACAAACCACTTTCTGAGCAAAGTGATTACGTCAGAAACATTCTGCAAAGCCATGATCCAGACATCTATCATCCAGAAGGTTTAGATTATGATCCTGTTGAAAAAGGCAGCTCTATTTTGCAACGATTTGGCTATGGTAAAGAAGGCGCACAAAAACTTTATGAGTTAGGAATACCAGGCACAACTTACATGGGTGAAAAAGCAAAGGTTGCTGATCCAGAAGGCGTGCGTAACTTTGTGACGTACAGTGATGAAGTGCCGCGTGTTGTTACGCGCAACATGAACAAAGTAAAACCACTTACTAATGAAGATCGTTTGAATGATCTTGAAAAGCAAATGAGTGCGTACATGAAAACCAAGCGCATGCCTAAAGGCGTAGACTTCAAAACTGGAAGTGATTGGTATGATTGGGCGTATGATAAACGTGAAGCATTGCGTCAGAAATTATCTAATGATGATCAAGGCTACGCACAAGGCGGCAGAGTAGACAAAGACAGCATGGAATTAAACAAACCACAACGCACGCCAAACCATCCAACCAAGTCACACATTGTGAAAACAATGGTTGATGGCAAAGAGAATATCATTCGCTTTGGTGAGCAAGGTGCTGAAACAGCAGGCAAGCCAAAAGAAGGTGAGTCAGATCGCATGACAGCAAAGCGTGAATCATTCAAGGCACGTCATGCAAAGAACATTGCAAAAGGTAAGAGCAGTGCCGCGTACTGGGCAGACAAGGTTAAGTGGGCAGAAGGAGGGGAAGTGGATTTATCAGATGATAGCATTATGTCTAAACTGGATGAGTTGGCTGGCGGTGGCGATTATGCAGCAGACTTAGAGCAACTAAAGCGTGCTTATCCAAATGCAACTAAGTTTTTTGATGCAACAAAAACTGCATTAGAAGACACCGTGCCAACAATCGAACAAATGCGCGATCCAGATTATTTGATTGAACATTTAAATCCAATGGCATTATCTATAGGCGCACCAGAAAAAACTGTCAACGCTTATAAATTATTTAGAACAAAAGAAAATGATCCAAATACGCTTTACCCATTGTTTGTAAATGCAGATAAACCTGTGCCAATGAATGAATGGGTTGCGGCTGAAGCAGGCGCACCGGCAACTCAAAATGCATATAAAGTTAAATCAATACTTGGACCTTTAGCGTATAGACCTGGTTGGCATGCTGGTGATGTTCCTATTGCAACACATATTGGTAAAGGCGGAAAACCTCCTGTATATAGACCATTTGAGCATCAATGGGCAGAAGTTGAATTTCCAGCAGATGTGGATTGGCAAACGCTAGCTAATGAGCGTGGTATAAATAAAAAAGGCATATTAATTCCTAAAGAAGCACATATTACAGATCAAATACCGTTTGGTGGTTTTTATCGATACAAGACTAGTCCAAACATGACGGGTGAGTGGTTAATTAGTGGTGATATGAAAGTTAATAAACCTATATCTGATGCAGAAGTAAAGGCAGCCAACTTTTCATCGGGTCTTGGGATTGAAGACTTGCCAAGATTTCATGAATATTTAAGTCGTAATGTTGACAATCCAGAAGAATTAGCACGAGTAATTAACAGCACCGCTGGTAAGAATGAATACTTTCACATGTTAAAAAGTGCTAAAGATAGAGAGCTTGATGATTTGTTAAAACAATACGAACAGTTTACTGATGCTAAAGCATTAAAAGCACTTGATGCACGATACAACAAGTATTTAAAAAAAGGTTACGCTGAAGGTGGTGAAGTTGACGCGCAGGATGATGAAGGTTATGCAGACGACTTAGCTAGACTAAAAAAAGCATACGAACGTAGTAACTTCGGACCAAACGATTCTGTCATTGCATCAACAATACATCATCCAATTGAAGCGGCAAAGCGTTACGGGCAACATTTAAACGATATGTATGCAATTGCAACAGACCAGCTAACAGATGCAGAACTTGCAGCCGCTAAAGATGCTGGTTATGACGAAGAAAGTTATCCGCTATACGCAATGGAGCATCCAATATTCAGAACTGATGCACAAAAAGCTGAAGCAGGTATGGAGTTTGCCGGTCTAGCGCAGACAGGTGCCATGCCGTTTGCGCCAGAGTCTGCGGGTGGTGTGCTTGGTACAATTCATAAATTACGAATTGGTGATTTAGGTTATGACTTGCGTTTTGATGATAGAAAATTAGAGCAAGAAAAACTGCAAAACATGATGTTGCAGTTGTCACGTCCAGAAAATGAAAAACGCATTATTAGTCTTGCAAATTATGAAGGCTATCCGTTTGTAACTTCTATGTCAGATCGTACTAATGTTGGAAAGCTACATTACATTAATGATCGTCCAGTTGATGTTGATTTACAAGGCGGTCAAGATTATATGTTTAATAATCCAGGCCAAGTATGGGCATCAGGGAAAGATCCAGTTAACGCCATTATGAAATATGGCAAAGAATTAAGCGCAAGAACGGGCGGTCTTGATCCACTTTATATGCCTTGGCGAATGGCTCCAACGGGCGGAGATTATGCGAACATGACAGGCGAAACAATGCTTAAGTACATGAACGCTAATATGAACAAGAAAGAGAAACGTGCCGTTAATAAAAGCATTAAAGATTTTATTCCAGACTTTAAAGGGATTGAATCTGAAGAAGGTATAGATCAATTTAGAAATACACCCGATAAAGTTAGAAAAGAATTAAAAAATCATCTTGATACAAAATACAGAAACGCTGGTGGGATTAGCATTGGCGAAGCTAGACTTGCTGTTGCTGATCCTAGCCAACTTTTAGCACCCGATACCGGTTTACAAAATGTTGGTCAAATATTTGTTGGCAATCCTATTATTCAAGAGTCTGGACATCGTGCATATCCTAAAGGTGTTCCCGGTCAAGGATTAGGTATGCTTGATAGAGATATAAGTGCATATGAACTAATGCCAGATATTGCAGAGTATCGTGGTTTAATGGATTTAAAAAATCCAAGAACAAGAGATATTCGCGCATTACAAATGAAACCTTATGGCGGAATTATTACCGATAAGGTACTTAGAAATCTTGGCTATGCAAAAGGCGGTGAAGTTAAAGCATTGCACGACAAGTACGAAGAAAGTGACTATGGCTATGGCAACAGACCAGACAAAACAAAGAAAGGTCTTGGCTATTTCGGAGAGCTTGAACGTCCAGACGGTACAGGCGTGATGACTGAATACTCAATTGGTGTGCCTATCAATGGTGAAGAAATGGACGTACCAACGCTGGTGCCTACGCTAACACCTGACGAGATTCGTCTTATTCTTCATTTGCAAGAAGGTGAAGACATGCCACGCAGTATTGTGCATAAAGCCATTGACCATGCACATCAACGCTTATCAGAAGGCAAACCCATCTTTGCAACAGAAGAAGACTTATACGCACACGGTGGTATTGTTGACGTGCTTCATAACGATGCGATTGAGCAAATCATGAAAGCATTTATGGACAGCATGGAGGATGAGCAAGAAGAAGAAGAACCGGCTGCTGTGTCTATCCAGATAACCACACATTCGCAACCACTAAAAAGTGGTAAGATACCCACATCAATAAGAGAGGCAAAGCATGGCTAAAAAAATTGAAGACGATTACATTGATGATGAAGACGAGTTGGAAGGTGAAGACGTAGAGTTTGATCCTGACGAAGAATCTGACGTTGAAGACACAGAGGATGGCGGTGCTATCCTTAAACTCAAAAACGAAAAAGACGAAAAAGAACAGTCAGCGCATTTTGCTAACATCATCGATGAAGTAGATCAGTCAGACTTGTCTGACATGATTGAGGATCTGCTAGAAAAGATTGATCGCGATAAAGAAGCACGCGAAAAACGCGACAAGCAATACGAAGAAGGTTTGCGCAGAACAGGTCTTGGCGATGATGCACCTGGTGGCGCACAGTTCACCGGTGCAAACAAAGTAGTACATCCAATGCTGGTTGAAGCATGCGTGGATTTTTCTGCGCGTGTGATGAAAGAGATCTTCCCAGCTAACGGTCCTGTCAAAACAAAGATACTAGGCGAGCAGGAAAAAGAAAAACTTGCAAAAGCGCAACGCAAAGCAGACTTTATGAATTGGCAGCTAACTGAGCAGATGCCAGAGTTCAGAGGTGAGCTAGAGCAGCTTAGTACGCAATTGCCACTGGGTGGTGGTCAATATCTCAAGTTAATGTGGAACAACCAGTACAAGCGACCACAAGCGGAGTTTATCGCTATTGAAGACGTTTACCTGCCGTTCGCTGCAACCAACTTTTATACGGCAGAGCGTAAGACACATGTGCAATACATCACCAAGATGGAATATGCGCGTCGCGTTAAAGCTGGCATGTACATCGACGTTGACTTAGGTTACGCAAGTGATCCTGAGTATAGCAAATCATCACAAGCCAACGACAAGATTGAAGGCAGAAAGGAAAGCAGCTACAACGAGGATGGACTTCGCACCATTTTTGAAGTCTACACATATTTAGACTTTGGCGATGGCATGGAGCCATATATCTTAAGCATCGACAAAACAACCAGCGAAGGCGTTGCACTCTACAGAAACTGGGAGCCGGACGATGAAAACAGAAAAGAGCTAGACTGGATCATTGAGTTTCCTTTTGTTCCTTGGCGTGGGGCGTATCCAATCAGTTTGACACAAATGATTGGTGGTTTGTCAGGTGCGGCTACTGGTGCGCTTCGTGCATTGCTTGATTCAGCGCACATTCAAAACGTGCCAACGCTACTAAAGCTCAAAGGCGGTCCTAACGGTCAGACTATCAACGTGCAACCAACAGAAGTTGTTGAGCTTGATGGTGGCGCAATGGTTGATGACGTGCGCAAGATTGCTATGCCACTGCCATTTAACGGTCCATCACCTGTACTGTTTCAATTGCTTGGATTCCTAGTGGAGGCTGGCAAAGGTGTGATTCAAACATCGTTTGAGAAGCTATCGGATCAGAATCCTAATCAGCCAGTTGGTACAACAATGGCGTTGATTGAACAAGGTATGGTGGTATTCAGTTCGATTCATGCGCGTTTGCATAACTCAATGGATCGCGTGCTAAAGGTATTGCATCGCATCAACTCTGCGTACTTAACAGTTGAAGACTTGAAAGCATACGAGGCTGGACTTGAAATTGATCCGTCAGACTTTGATGGTCCGATGGACATTATCCCAGTTAGTGATCCTGCCATCTTTAGTGAAACGCAACGCTTTGCACAAAACCAAGCCATTCTGCAACGCTCGCAATTGTTCCCGCAGATGTACAATCAACGCAAAGTTGAGGAAGCGTTCTTAACGGTCATGAAGTTATCGGCTGATGATTACTTGCAACCCGAACCCGG